GTATCTGTAATCTATGATGGTACATCTTTTCAAATGTTATCACAATTAGGTACGTCAGCAGGTTCTATGAGTTCATTTACTCTTACTGGTGATAGTGGTAGTAACCAAACTATTAATGATGGTAATACAGTAGATGTAGCAGGTGGTACAGGTATAGACACTGTAGTTGGTGCAACGGATACAGTAACAGTAGCTATAGATTCTACAGTACCTCAATTAGCCACAACCAATACATTTACTGGTGTAAATAGAAATGCTTTGACGGCAGATAATGACGGTTCATTCGATATGAACGCAAATAATAATTTTAAATGCACTCCTAGTGGTAACTTTGCCTTGACATTTACTAACTTTGCTGACGGACAATCTGGGTATATATTACTAATAAATAGTGGTGGGCATACTGTATCATTACACGCAAACAGTAAAGCAGATGCAAATTTAGCAACTACAGTAACAAGTGCTGGTACATATCTAATATCTTATGTATCAGATGGTACAAATGCTTACTTAACTAACTCGGCAGTATTTGCTTAATGGGTATACTCCAAAATGAAAATGCAATACCTAGTGCATCAGGTGGTGCTGGATTTTATGACTATCAGATAGAACAATCTGTTAGATTTGATGCTGCAAGTTCTAGTACATTAAGAAGAACTCCTAGTAGTGCAGGAAATAGGACAACTTGGAGTTTTAGTGCATGGATAAAAAGGTCTAACTTAGGTGCTTTTCAAATGATATTAGAAGCAGGTTCAGGTAGTGTTGCTGTTGATAGCAGATTATTTCATGCTTTTACTGATGGTGATGCAATGGAAGCCTCTAGTGGTACTGTAAACTTTGGTTCTTCTTCTGCTTTATTAAGAGATACTGGTGGTTGGAATCATATTTTTATTAAACTTACTGGTGGAACAGAAACATTTTATTTAAATGGTACTTCAATAAAAAGTCATTCTATAAGTGGTAACACAGCAGTAAATTCTACAGTAGCACATGGTATAGGTTGTAGAAGTAATACTAGTAGTAATTCTTTTGGTGGTTACATGGCAGAAGTTTTATTATTTGATGGAACAGCATATGACCCAACAGATGTAACAGATGTTAAGAATGGTGTATTAGTTCCTGCTGACCCAAGCTCTCTTACATTTGGCACTAATGGAGTACATCTCAAATTTGAAAATGCAAGTGATTTAGGTAATGATAGTTCAGGAAACAATAATGATTATACAACAGGTAATATGGGTGCAGACGCACAAGTTTTAGATTCACCCACCTTCGGTTCGTAATGAAAGGAGTTAAATAGATATGGCAAGTAGTGGAAATTTTTGTACATGGAACGCACTTACAGGAATTAAAGATGATGGTAGTTCAGGTATAACATTTGCTAATGGTAATACCAGTGCTAGTATGACGCATAATGGAATATCTTGTTTAGGTACACATGGTATAAAATCTGGTAAATGGTATTATGAAATTAATTATCATGCTGATGGTAATTATTCAGATGGAAGGCTTTTTGCAGGTTGGACTTCAGATTTAAAAGGAATAAAATATGCTTTCTTTAAACAAGCAGGAGGTTCTCCAGATAGAGAAGGTTTTGGAGTTCATGTTTGGTTTTATAGAAACGGTAGTCAAGGTGGTAAAATATCGTATCAATCAGGAACAGATTTTACTGGAAACACAGGTGCATCAAATACGAATATAAAAGCAACTCAAGCAAATGATATTATTATGTGTGCTATTGATGCTGATAATCATAAAATGTATTGGGGTATAAATGGTAACTGGGGTTCAACTAATACTAATGGAGCAACAGCAACAAATTCAGATATTACTCAAGTAGATGGGTGGTCTATAGAATCAACATGGCAAGGAAGTACATGGCAACCAGCTATATGGTTTGCAGGTGCATCATCAGGAACAACTGCAATTATAAACGCAGGACAAGACAGTAGTTTTGCAGGAACAAAAACTAGTGGTTCTGCTAATGCAAGTGATTCAAATTCAGTGGGTAATTTCTATTATACACCTCCTACTAACTTTCTTGCCTTATCAAGCAGTAACCTTGTAATTAGTGATGACATAGACCCTGCACAAACTGATGATTCTTATCCTGCTAAGAATTTTAATGTAGTTCCTTACACTGGTAATCAAACAGATGGGAGAGCAGTAACTGGAGTTGGTTTTTCTCCTGACCTCGTGTGGATTAAACAAAGAGTAAGTTTTTCTAATCCTAATATACTTACTGATACAGTAAGAGGTGCTACAAAAAGAATAGAATCAAATGTTGATATAGCAGAAGCAACAGATTCAGATGGTCTACAATCTTTTACTAGTGATGGTTTTACTCTTGGAACTAATGATAAATATAATTGGACTAGTAGTCATACTTATGTTGCGTGGTGTTGGAAAGCTGGAGGAGCACCTACAGCAACTAATTCAGCAGGAGCAGGTGCTACACCAACATCTGGTTCTGTAAAAATAGATGGTTCAAATTTAGGTTCTGCACTTGCTGGTTCTATACCAGCTACTAAACTATCTGCAAACACAAAAGGTGGTTTTAGTATCATAACCTATTCAGGAACAGGAAGTAATGCCACTATTGCACATGGATTATCAGCTAAACCAGATTTTATACTTACCAAAAGATTAAATTCTTCACAAACTTGGGGAGTTTATCATACGAGTTTAGGAGCTACAAAATATCTTGCTTTAAATACTAATGCTGATGCAGGTACTGATAGTGCTTTTTGGAATAATACAGAACCTACTACCTCTGTTATATCTTTAGGTACTGAAGGCAGAGTAAATGGAAATAGTCAGAATTATGTTGCGTATGCGTGGCATAATGTAGCAGGAATGCAACGTTTTGGAACCTACATTGGAAATGGCAAGGCGAATGGCAGTACAATATTTTTAGGGTTCAGACCCAGATTATTTGTAACGAAAAAATTAGGCACTGATAATTGGATAGTAATAGATTCTGGAAGAGAAACTTTTAACGCAGTGGGAGAAAAAGTTTTATTATGGGATACTAATGATACAGAATTTGACCCTAGCAACGTGAATTTAGACTTTGTTAGTAATGGGGTGAAAATGAGAAATACTGATGGTAAAATTAATGCTAGTGGAACTGAATATGTTTACATGGCATGGGGTGACGTTCCATTTAAATATAACAATACTTTTTAGGAGGTGAAATAATATGTGGGCTTTAATAAAGGATAATAAAATAGAGGAGATTATAAGATTTCCCAAAACTATGGTAATAGAT